GAATTCAAAATCACCTTGCTCGAGATCTAATTTTTCAACGTCTTGTGGCTTAAATCCTAAATTATGTGTCACAGCAAACTCACGCATGGCACGGGCAAAATCATACCATGACTGCTGATCCTCTTCTTCCAGCGAATCTGCAAGGTCCTTATTGTATACTAACCGTAAATTGTCTTCGTCTATTGCAATTGACACAGGATTGTTGTTCCAATCAAACTTAAAAAATCTTGCAGATTCGGGATCTACAGTGGTCATTGCTTGATCATCACCTAGTGTTAAATGCGAATAACGTGATTTCAGTTCGTCAAATAAGTCTTGTGCTACGAGATTCAAGTCCATTGCTGTATTTATGTAATCACAATAGGCATAGGCATGATCAGTTCTTCTTCTGAATCTCTCAGTCTTTCGAATAGTTTTTGATCCCATGCTGATATTGTAGATGCCATGCGTACAGCCAACAGTGTAGACATTACAAGATCGTCGTGTTCGCCTGGTTTTGCTTTGAATGAATTGCCTGTAGCCACAAAATTTTTAAGTTCTGATACAAGATTTTTAGATTTAATCACCATTGAATCATTTTCCAGCATCTGCTTGAATTTAGCACAAGCACTCATTTTAGAATTGTGAGTGGTGTTGTATCCTTTTCTAAATCTTCTCACGTGCCCTTTTTTGATGGTTTCTGATAAAAATTGTCCAGGAATATTTTCTTCGCCAATGTCAGCAATTGCAACAAGGCCGGCTTCGCCTATGGTGTTGTTTTCTATTGAGTAATATATTTCTGGTTGCACAATGCCTTTTGTTTTCAAATCTTCAGAAATTTGTTCTATAATTTGTTTGAGTAATCTAACTTGTCCTTGAATTGGTGTTGCATTGTGTTGCCATTCTGCCACTTGCGTCATTGTTGGCAGTTCAAACACTTGTATGGCTCCATAGTCGCCACCTGTTCCTAGAGATGGATCCAGAGAAACAATATAGGCTTTACCTTTTTCAACTCGTTTGTACCATCTTACATGACCGTGTCTTTCCATAGGATCTTCTCCTTCTAGGTCTGCTAGTTTGGTTGCTTTTATAAGAGTTTCGTCAAAGATCAAAAATTCGCAATCATGTTCACGCCTAAATCTTTCTTCGCCTATTCTCGATCTTTCTTCTTTGGCCCACTCTTCTGTGCGTTCAGGATGCTCTCTCCAAGATGCTTTGAAAGCTGCAAATCCGTTTCGACCCACAGCCTGTTCGTTGCCATAATCATCTAATCGCTTGTTGGCTTCCTTCCATATCAGAGCAAATTGATCTTCGTCTGAGTTGGGTGTGGATGTAATGATGCACTTACCACCTGTTGATAGTGTAGGTGCTAATGAAGTCCAGAATTCAGATGCTTTAGATGGCGGTTGCACAAATGCAAACTCATCACAGTAGATCACACTCAGTGACATACCTCTACCTGTGTTTTCTGTGGTGGTGGTTGCTTTGATCCTTGATCCATTGTCAAACTCAAGTGTGTTTCTGTTGTAGGAATAAGCACCTGCTCGCAAAAAGTCGGGCAAATTTTCATACACAAATCTCACTCTGTTCATGATGTCCTGTGCACCAGTAAACTTGTGAGCGGCAATAAGGATCTGTGAGTCTGGCACAAACATGGCATACCACACAAGATATGCGGCGGCACATGTGGTTTTGCCTGTCTGTCTAGGCAACATGGCAATGGCAAATCTATTTTCGTGATATGTTTTAACAAGATTAGTTTGATATGCATACATTTCAAACTTCATTGATCCTTTGGTAGGATGTTGAATCATAGAATATTGTTGCATGAAATACAGAGGCCCTGTTTTAGGATCCATGCACTTGTTTAATTCGCGAATCTCTTGTTCGGTGAATTTTATTTTTGCATGTGCTTTTTTGGTGAGGTTACCTTGTAAACTTTGTGCCATGCTTGTATTTACGGTGAATTATTTAGAGTGGTTTGTAAGTGAAGATCCTGAATAACCATCTGACTGTTTGAGATCATAACCTTTGTGGAATTGATCTTTTGCTTTGTCTTCAGGCATGTCCACAATTTTGCCTTCGCCTTGATGAGTTTCTTCTTCTTTTCGACTCTTCATTAATTCTTGAAACATAGTCATGTTATACTCATCACCAAATAGTGGATCATCTTCTGCTGTGTCATCTTTGTATTCAGCATCTGTAAGTTTAGGTTCGTATTCTTTTTCTTCTGCTTTATCTTCTGTAGGATCAGTTGGGTGTTTAACTCTGATGTGATCACCAGCAATGCCAAATTCATCTTTGAGGACAGATTCTAACTGTTGGTACCCGATTGGGTATGCAGTTTCTACATCAAATATAGTTACTTCTACATTTTTTAGTCTAGAAAATTCATGTGGATGTTCTTGTACTGGAGTTGATGCAGTCTTTTTAAACTGCAAACTTTCGTATTTTGTCATGTAATTTTTAAGTTTTGATTCAAAATTTTCAGGTAATTCGCCAGCAATTTTTATGCGTGCTTGGTAGGTTTTTACTGCTTCTGCAAGATATTCTTTGAACGTTTTCATTGTATGTTATTTATCTTTGTCTTGAGATGCAAGTATCTGTTTTATAAGTTCGTTGCGATCTGCTATCACAGTGCCTGTGCCTGATACTGCTTCTTCGTCGCCCTGTGATTGATCAAGTTTCATCTTTTTTAACTGTAATTCAATCATTTTTAATTTTTTATCAACTTTAACATTTTTGGCATTTATTGCATTATTCATCATAGATGATGCCACTTCCATTATTCTACCAGCGAATCTTGGTTCTATATTCATGCCTAAATCCATTAGATCTTTGTATGCTTGAAAAGATTCTTGCGAATATTGGTCAATTTCTTTGTCATCTTCTAGTCCATCTACCTGAGGCAGTGCGGCATCAATCTTATCTAATCCTAACTTTTGTTGTATCAATTCATTGGCTTGTTTGTCATCTTTTGAATCTTGTTCTTGTTGAATTTTGTCATTCAATGATTCTACAGTCTCTTCAGAATCTAGGTTGAAAATTTCTTCAAGTTTTTTAGTCATTTGTTTTATTTAAAGATATCTGACTCTGTCAGAACCCTAAAGCGAATGCCTTTGTGTTTACACCATTTGTTGGCAGCTTCCCATTTAGCTCTGTTTACAATAAGTGCCGCTTGGTTCTGTGCATTCTTGCCCACAGATTCAAATTTGGCTTGATTGTTGGGTTTGACTTCAATGAGTTCAGCTACTCGCTGTTGCTTTTTGTTGTTGTACACAATAAAAAAGTCTGGCACATAAATTGTGTTCTTGCCTGTGAGTGGGTTGCGATAGGGAATTTGGATTGATTCAGATGCCCATTGGGTGACAGAAGGATTGTTGTCACAAAATCTCATGAATGCCCATTCCCATGAAGAACGATATCTTGGTGTTCGCTTGCCTATATACTTGTCTGGGTGTTTAGGTTCGAATAGTCCGTTTGCCCATCTACTCATTATGCCTTGATATTTCTTGCTACATGATTGAGAGCAGTTCGGTCGTTTTTATAACCCAGCACAGAAGTTTTGTATCTGTATGCATTTAACACCTCAGTGACTAGTTGAGATAGATCAACTGGACTTGCTGGGCGCAGTGTGTCTAAAACTTCAAACACATCAACGCCATCAACTTTGGCCTGCTTCATTAACACATATGCTAAACTTTTTGCAGACTGTTCATCATAATTTCTACCAGTAAAAAATGCCACGCAAGCATCATACTCTGCACCATCAAGTTCTGTGCGATCTGTTTCTATACCACTAAGAAATTCAACAATTGCTTGTGCACCTTTTGGTTTAGACACACCTATATTAGATACTGGTGATTTAGGTTCAGCCATTGATGTAATATCCTTTTGATCCTGTGATAGTTCCTGCTGAAGTGCCTTGTCCTGATCCAGCATCATTTATGTTGACAGTGGCAACTGTTGATGACTCTAATGGTGCTTCTAAAAATTTATTAAAATCTTGTTTACTCACTTCATATACAATCTTGTCTTCGGATATTAATTTAGATGCAACATTGGTTGCATTGTCTATGTAGGAATTTTGTTCTGCTTCGGTGAGATTATTCCACATAGATTCAACATCGTTTAGATCAGTGCTTGTGTCAATTCTATAACTGATATACTTGGCAAATTTTAATTTAGCATCATAATTTGTATTCAGGTAATCTTTTACTTGCTTACTGTTTAACAAAATATTATCTTGGCTTGTAGAAGTATTTTGGTTAATGCGTTTGTCTTTGATGGTATTTTCTTCAGATTTATTTTTTAACGACTGTGGAAAACTTACTCCTGGTTTTGATGCAGCTCCTAAATTGTTTGTTCCAGCTCTCACAGCATCCTTCACCACTCCAATTATTTCTTCGCGAGCACCTCTTATTGCTTTGCCTGATTTAATTTTTTCATAGGTTGTAAGTGCAGATAAACCTGCTCCTAGTATGTTGCCTTTTCCTAACAGACTGACTGTGTTAGTGATTCCGCCTAAAACACCAAATATGCTGTCGCCACCTGTTGCATTGGGTGACGGGGTGTTGTCGTAATGAAACTGTGCAAATCCTTGAGGATCAACCCCTCTGCGGATTTCTCCATTTCTCATCAGCACACCGCTGTAAGAAATTGAAAATGAATGTTCGTTTACACCAGTACCGTCGGTTTGATCCATTGAACCATTGGACCAATCATTTACTATTGGGTTCATCATTTTGTATTCTGTAAACAATCCTCTACTCAATTGGAAAATAGAAATACTGTTGAAAAATCTTTGATTGTTTCCAGTGTCTAAACCAAATCTGTACTGCTGTCCTGTGTTGCCGTAGCCGGCTGTTTTGTATTGAGTCTCTGGTCTATTTGTATCTACAATGTAATGTTGATAATATGATTTCCAAAATGCTGTGGCTGTGTCACTCATGTCGTCATGTAACACGACTGAAACAGGTTGATATGATATGCCTGTTTGTACATAATTTTTATAGTTGTACTGATTTTTTTGTTCAACATTAAAACTATATGATGGCAAATCACATCTTTTTACCAACATGCCTAGTTCTAATTTTTCATTTTGGTTGATTGATACTCCACTAGCTAGGGGATTAATATCAAACACTACATGATATAAAAATTTGTTCTTTGGAGATAAAGCAAAGGTGCGATCAAGATACAATCTAGCTGCGTGTTGATAGTCACGCATGGTGTCTCCACCAACTAGTTGTTTGAGAAAATTATTACGCCATACCATTTGTAATATTTATGGCTTTAAAAAAAGGGGGTATTAAATTAAATGCCGCCGCCAGTAACGCCAGTTGAAACTGTTCTTGCTACTGCTGTACCAATACCTGTGCCTCTTGGAGTTTGGATTGCATTGTCATATCTAATTGACATTGTAATCTGTACAGGCTCTGATGTAGCATATGCTAATGTACCATACTGAACATTGTCTAGGTAACATCCATATAGTTCATATGTTTCAAGAACATTAGGAGTATTTGCACCATTACCACCATCTAGCATTTCCATTCTTGCTACAAACTTGTAGTCTTGTCCTGATGCAGCTGATGATTGTTCGAAGAAATCAAACTGTTTCTGTAATTGTTCACCGACTAGTTTTGTTACTTCATTGTTAACATCGTCTCTAACATTTAATGTAATAGGATCCCATGTGTGTTTGCCTGCCATGTACACTCTTGAGTTGTATGCATCAAGTGTGATTTGATCAAATGTAATATTAGGACGAGTAACATCAACAACTTGTTTGGTAAGTTCTGATCTAGGAGTTGATATACCAAAGTTTTCAAGCACAATTCTGAACCTATATTGTAGTTTAGGCATCAGCAAGCCTTGAGAGGCTGATGATTGATCACTTGCTAGTGGTACTGTAAATTTTGATAGTGTTGATACTGCCATTTTGTTTTATCTCCTAGTATGAATATTTACTATTCATTGCTCCTTTTATTCAACTTGTACCTTTAAAGGCCTTGAGCTGCTATTTCTCCTGTGTTCTTCAATCTTATCGGAATAAAGATGAATTCCACTGCTTTTACTGGTTCGATTGCAACATCAACATACAGTTCATTTCTGTCGATTCTTGCTGGTGTGTTGTTTGTTTCGTCACACACAACAGCAAAGTCAAACAGTGCTCTTTGTGATGTTAATTCTAACAAGAATGATTCAATTGCTTGTTTGATTTCGTTTCTTGTTAATGCATCATTTGGTTCAAATATAAATGGTCTTGCAATTTTGTCTAGTTGTAATCTTGTGAATGCAACCAATCTTGCAACATTTATTCTATCAAGTGCTGATGCTGTGAGTTGTCTTGTTTTTTGTCCAAACGCAACAAGTCCTGAACCTGTAACAAAAGATATTGGGTTGATGTTCACTGAATACAATGAATCTCTCAAACCTTCTGCTACTGCTGTGGTTTCAAATTCACCTTCTGCATTGATGTAACCAACTGATGATGCATTGTCGATTGCTCCACGTCTTACACCGGCTGGTGCAAACCATGGAAACGCTACTTGATCATTAAATGCAATTGTTCTCAGCATCATATGTGACGGTGGTACAGCAATTGATTCGCCTGCTAAGTCTGTTGTAAATCCTGATGGATAATAGACTCCTGTGAATGAGTTGGATGATACTAGACCATCTTCACCATTGTCGGCTGCGCCTGCTGTGTTGTTTGCCCAGTTTGTCACTTCAGTTGATGTTGGTGCTAATCTAAATGGAGTATCACCTACAACAAATGCAGTTTCTTTTCTGTCAGCGTTTAGAGTTTCTAGATTTGTAATCAACTCTGGATATCCTGGAGCTGCAAGTAGATTAAATTCTCTCTGCTCTTCACGTAATTCAGTGGTTGATTCTACAGTTGATTTCATTGCTTCTACAATGATGTTTCTCTGTGCTTTTCTTCCCATGTATGGAGCACCGTTGGCTTTTAGACCTGATGCAGTTACCCAAGCATCTGTTTCAGTAGGCAGTGTTGGATATTCTGTTGTGCTTGGGAAGTTTGTTCTTGTAAAGTATTTAGATTTAAATTGCTTTACGTTGTAACCAGATCTTCTTAGGTTAAATCCTAACATTCCTTTTGGGTACAATGCTGAATCTGGAGCATCTACATCTGTATATGTAGAAGTAAGAAGATCAGTAATCAAAGTTTCAGTGCTGATGATATCTTTAGTACCATCTGAGTGATAACGGAAGTCTGCAAACAAAATTCCATCTTGTGATGTTTGGTCTGTGTTGTCAATTAACACCCATTCTTGGCCTGATGTTTGTGATGAATCGTATCTGTATAATTTTGGATAGTTTTCTAAGTCTGAAGAATCTAACCATAGATCACCATCAACTAGTGCTGTGCCATCTGATTGTGTAGTTGGCTCTGTTGCAGAAATCTGTGGACCATTTGGATCAGTCGCAGATAAATCAAAACCTCTAGCATCTGATGATACATTTTGATATCCTGTCCATGCACTGCCGTTGTGTATCAAGATGTCAACTTCGTCAACTGTGGTGTTGTACCAATATTGATCGTTTGCTGGATCTTTTGTTGGTTCGTTTACACTTTGAATTGGTGTGTATGTTGTTCCGGAATCTGGTGTGTTTTCAACCGGAGTCCAATTGGAAGCAACATGTCCATAACCAGCTGTAGAAATTACAGTTGAAAAATCATCTTTATCACCTGCAGGTGCTGTGAAAAGGTGTGCAATTTTTTCTGATGATAGGTTTAAATTTCCTCCATATGTATTAGCATATGTGTTGTTAAATCCAAGATCACTCATCACAGTGTCGTTGTCTGTAAAATAGATTTGTCCACCTTTTGTGTGTCTTACTGTGATACGTTTTGATGTTGAATCGTATTCTGCTTCAATGTTTTCGAAACCTGCTGCCGAAATAGCAGATACAAAATCGTCTGCATCTGTAGCTGAACTTCCAATGGATACTGTCTTTTGGTTCAACAATCCGCCACCTGTTGGAGATGTAGATGCAATATCTAGAATAGTTTCTGCCATTCTAATTGTTACTGTACCTCCGTTGGTAAATGCAGCTGTTTTGTCAGAAATTTTATTAGATACTATTTCTGTAGATGCTCCAGCACCTCTGCTTCTAACAAAAGCAACATAGTCTATTAATTCACCACTATCTCTAGTAGAATCATCCCATTCATGCTCAGTTGTGTTTACTTGTACAAACACATCGTTTGTTGTTAAATTTGAACCACCACCTGCTCTATCTAATTGTTGTAAAGCTTGTTCCTGTGTTTTATACACAGGTGCATTGACTGTTTCGAAGACGCCAGTTGTAGTTGAATATTTTTTTACCACAATGTTCGCACCACCATTTGGTTCGGTAGTTTGTATCCAAACAGAACCAGATGGTCTTGGTCTTGTGTCAGTTGATCTAAAACCGTGATCTTCTGTGTGTTGACCTACAAATACTTTTGGAGGATTGTGTCTGTTAGATGTACCTGTTGATATGCCACAATCTGCAAATGGTGTTCCTGAAGTGTCTTCTAATTCAAGAGCTGCCACAGCAAGTGTGGATGAGTCAGCACCTGATGCCACTGGGATAGAATATAATTCTAATTTTCCATTTACGGCAGCGGCTGCCACACCTTCAATGCCTGCTGAATTAATTGCTGATGCAAATGTTGCCACTGTAGTTCCTATTGATGTAACAGTGTTTCCGTTAATTGTAACAGATTCAGAGTTTGTCAAAGTTGGATTTGTGACTGTGCCTCTCACAGTTGGATGTGCAGAAGACCATGAACCGTCTTTGGTTGCTGATGAAGCTGAACCAACCTGTACCCATGTGTTAGAACGAGTTTTGTAGTATAATCTATTGTATGGGTTGGTAGCCACAACAGCATAATCGCCTTGTGAACCTTTTGTTGCCTTGGGTGCATTACCTGTTACATCATCTGTTGATGTGATGTAGATAGGTGTTTTTACTGTGAATGATTGTGTTGATTCATTCCATTCTTTGATGCCCCATGATGAAGCAGTGAGATCTAACCAATAGAAACCATCATTGGGTGTGCCACCAGGTGCACCTGCTGATCCTTCTAGTTGTGCTAGGTCTACGTTTGCTCTGATCACAAATGCTCGGTTGGCAATGCCAAGGAAGGAGTAAGCTGCCTGAAGTCCATATTCGTTCAGTTCATAGCCTTGGATTGGTGTGCCTGATGCATCTGTATAAAATTCCGGATTACCGAAAGTTTGTGTTAATTCTCTCTGTGATGAAATTAAAAATATTTCGTTTGCGTTTGTGCTCAGTGTACCAGCAGCTGTTCCTGTGCCGGTTCCTGAAGTTTTGTTTTGAGCAGTTGCTACCACTACTAGTGGAACTGCTCCAGGTATACCTGGTACATAGAATGATTCATCTACTACGGTTACCTCTACTCCTGGTGATATTAATGCCATTTGTCGTTACTCCTTGTTGTGAATATTTATTGGTCTTGGGCTGATTTTATAGTGTATATTTGTCGAATTTAAAGAGTGTAGAAAAGGTATCTATAAATATCTACGTGCTTAATGGAAATGGATCAACAAGACCACTGTGTCAAGAGTGTAAAAGCAAGCCAGCTGCTTACAACTACCGTCGTGGAGATAAAATTTATTATAGGAAAAAATGTGATGCATGTATTAGGAGATCTGCAACATCAACTATTACAACTCCTGCGTGGCAACGATCTGGTTACGCAAAGAAAAAGTCTTGCGAAATGTGTGGATTCAGTGCAAGGCACCCGCATCAACTTGATGTTTACTATGTTGATGGAAACATGACAAACAACAACAATAACAATTTAAAGACTGTGTGTGCAAACTGTAACAGGTTATTACATGTCAAGAAACAAGGTTGGCGTCAAGGTGATCTTGTATCAGATAATTAATTTTTTCTTGTAAAATTTTAACTGAATCATCATTTGATATCACATGCTCAAAATCTGAATGTGCCCATGCCCATTCAGATGGATGCACACTATCAGGCTTCACTCCGTGATATTTGTAGTGATCAAACCATTGTGGGTTTTGACCTCGCTTGACACACCAAACCGAACCACCTATTGATTTGATCATGTCAACTTCGTTAGGAAAGCGTGTGTCTGGAATCACCCAATTTGTTGTCGGATTTTCTTGGATTCGTTTCTTGACCAAACTGACCCATATGCCATCATAGAATCCTTGTCGCATGCATTCTGTACCAAATACTTGAAGCACATATCTGGGTGTGATTTCTCTGCCCAATTCCTGTGACCAAAATGAATCAGGGCGTTCGCGCCAATCTCGAGATTGTGGTGTAATGCCTTCCAGCATTGGTCTGGGCCAATCAAACATCTCTGCCACAGCATCTTTGAGTTTGTCTGCAAATGATATCTTTTGGAATGAATGTTGATCAATAAGATAGTCAGCCACTGTGCCCTTGCCAGAACCTATCAGTCCACATATGCCTATGATCATTAAAACAATTATACGAAAATTTTAGCCAATTGTAAAGGACAAAGGTGTACCACCTTCTGCGTAGTTGCCAATTTCTTGTTCCAACTTCTGCATTTCGTTGACTGCTTCATTTTTAAGAGCATCACCATTTAAGCCTGCACCACCCTGTGGACCAGCAATTGTGGCAAATTTTGAACGAGCTTCGCCCAGTGTATATTTGGCGACAGCCAAGGTGTATTCTCTGATCCAAGGTTTGGCATAGATGTCTGACAATAATATAAAGTCTGGACGATAGTTGTACTGTTCGATCAGCACAACTTCTTTGTGTCGCTGACGTCTAAAGATGTTCAATCTTCTTGTGGGTTGGTCAAATTTGAAGTTGATGAATCCACCAAACATGCGAGCAACCAATTCTTGATATCCAGCAAACATGTCATATGTGGCTAAACCGCCAATTCTACCTGTCTGCAGTAGATACACATTAGTGTATGCCAATTCAAAAGGATCAAAAGCAGTGCCACCTTCTGATGATGATGCACCACCCACTGTTCTTCTGTAAATTTTCGATACATTGATCACTTCTGCTGGCAGAGTGTACTGGGTTTGATTTTCACGCAATTCTAAAAAACCATATGACTCTTCAACTGAATTAGAAGATCTTTGCCTGAACTTATCAACTGCTGTTACAAAAGCATTATCCAGGTGTTTTGGATCAAGTTCTACTTCAATCATGCCATCGCCTAGACGTGTCTTTACATAATCAAAAATTTCCTGTTTGGCTGAATTGACTTGTGAATCTGTGGCTTGTGTTTGTGCAGTATCTGGCATCACATGTATTTATAGTGCCATAAATATACAAAATGCCAAGACTGTCTTTGTTCAAACCTGAAAAAGGAAATGATTTTGCTTTTATAGATCGCAACATTTCTGAAATGTTCCAAATTGGTGGCACAGATGCTTATATTCACAAGTATGTTTCACCTAACGATCAGGGTGAACTCAACGATGCCACACAGCCTGAAAGATCAGGTGATTCACTAGATGAATTAGCAATCCAGGACATGCTGTTTCTAGAAAACAGAGATCGCAAGTATGATCCAGATGTGTATCACACTCGTGTGATTTATAATGTGTCAGACATTGATTTTGATCTGTCACAGTTTGGATTGTTCCTACAGAATGATCAACTGTTCATGACATTTCACATTCGTGACATTGTGGAAGCACTAGGCAGAAAAATCATGGCAGGCGATGTAATCGAATTACCACATCTCAAAGATGATTATTCACTAGACACATCTGATACAGAAACGCTTAAAAGATACTATGTGGTAGAAGATGTCAGCAGAGCGGCAGAAGGATTTTCTAAAACATGGTGGCCACACTTATACAGAGCAAGAGTGAAAGGCATCACTGATGCACAAGAATTTAGAGATATACTAGGCAACGCTGATGAAAACACATCACAAAAAACTCGTGACAAAGATTTAGAAATCAATCAAGCAATCATTGATCAAGCAGAATCAGATGCACCACAGAGTGGTTATAACACCAAACAATTACATGTGATGCCTACAGATGAAGAAGGTCGAGTGGCACTTGTGACTGTTGATGACGATGACATGAAGACAGACACAGGCCACATCAATGTAGATAAGGTTTATCAGTCACCAACAGCTAACGGATATTTGGAAGGATATCTCACAGGTGATGGTATCCCAGCCAATGGCGAAACATACACAGCGGCAACATCCTTTCCATCAAATCCTATTGAAGGTATGTTTGTGTTAAGAACAGATTATTCACCCAACAGGTTGTTTAGGTATGATGGCAGACGTTTTGTAAAAATTGAAGATAATGTGAGACAAACTATGACACAAACCAACACACGAAACACACAGAAAACTGGATTCATTAATAATTCAAATCAAACTGTATTAGATGATGGATCATCAACAACTCCAGAAAGAGTTGCACTGAGCAAATTGTTAAAACCACAGGCAGATAATTAATGGAACACTTTTATGATGCTCAAATAAGAAGATACATTCTACAGTTTATT